CCGAAGGTCAGAAAAAAATCTGATTAATTTAGTTAAAAAGAAAAACACCCTATCTGGTCACTCAGAAGAGTGTCAAGGGTGAAAGTTCCTAATCTGGTCGCCAAGTTATAGAAGGACCATGAGTCCAACACCTTGGTGTCATAGGAACAAATTAGATGGGGGAAAACAAGTTATGCCGAAGCAAGATTAGTTCAAAACCCCCTGGGATGCATTATCCCATTAAAAGTGGTATCGTTTTACGTGCTGCACGAGCAGCATATCCCAAACCGACACGACCAACCATACCGGATACATTTGTAAGCATGGAAGCTCCTCGAATTATGTTTTGCAACATACGAGCAGAGCCATCCATATTGAGGGCAAGTTGGGTTTCAGGTCTAACCACATTATTAACTAGTTCCAAACCACGCATATCTGATTCAGCAGGTTTTAGATCACGCACTGTGGGGCCAACAACTTCTATGATATGTACAGTTTCGAATTCGAAAATACTTCCCGGATTTGCTCCAGTAATGTACATACCCATAAAGTGGTAGTCGGCCCCTCCAAGAACGCTATCCTCACCAGCAAAGGAGACAGCTACGTCTTCATCATACTGATATTCAGCAGGTAGAGTGGGGGAATAAGTCAGAAACGTCCACCGTTTAGAGACAGGAACTCGAAAGTAAGTCTCATAATTGGCAGCAGTAGCTAGATTTAAAAGGGAAAGGGATTGGTGACCAGGGGTAATTACTCCATGTATAATACCAGACCTATAAATGTCAGCACCAGCGTATCGAATTCTAACACCGGCGGCAACTAGCCTTATTGTCAGTAAGGGACTAGAAGCCTCAGCGAAATCGAAATCACTATTGTGATTGACAGCAGAATAATTGACGGTAAGAGCACCGCCAGTATCAAGTTGAGGCATGGTAGTGCCCCCAGGATTGGGGACATTACTATAGAGAATTAAGGGAACCATATTATCAACAGAATTGTTGTAATTGTTTGCCAATCTTCTTGGCGCAAACGCTACCTGAGAATTTCCATCAGAACCACAAGTAAATGTGGATCTTGAAAAACACTTCAATCTCCTACTTTTAAGGGAGGGGAAAGAAGGTACACAAGGTAATTCTTCAGGTATGGTGGGAAAACCCATCACAGCATTTGCAGAAGCCGCTGTGGCATCTACAAAAGAAAAAGGATTGACTAACGCAACTGCATAAAGTCTGGCACATCGAGACATAGGGTGTCCATCACCATGGGGAACGGCGATAGGCATCCGAATCTGATCCCTGGTAACCTGAGCTGCCATTGAATTGAAAACACTACCACCCTGAGGGACCCGTCGGGGTCTAGGGTTGCGATTTCTCGCAGGCATTGGTTTTGATCCAATGGAACTCACGTATTGCTGATAACGTTTGTCACGTTCAGCATTAGATACTTTTTTATTATCTAATTTTATTTTATTTTTGGCCAACCATTGGGCCTTTGTAAGAGGTCCAGGGTTGGGTTCGATTCCTTCAAGAGTTAAATCCTTCTTGTAAGGATTTAATGACAAGACTTTGGCCTTAACGACAGAAGATTGTAAATCATCATGATAGCGTTTAGCACCATCATGAATAAAAAAATAATCGTCAAATAGATCTTTAATCCCGTCATAACCCTCTGACTCATAGTACTTAACCCTCTCTCTCATGACATCAAACAAAAATTGTACTTGTTTGAGAGAAAAAGAAGGTTCAACTAACCTAGTCTTAGGAAATGTTGGGACCGATTCGTGCACTATAGTTGCCCATATTGCACAATGGAGGTCATTATTGACGTCTCTTCGAGATGTCGATTGAAATTCAAAGTTTTGCCAGGTATCTCCGCATTTGACCCCTGAAGCACCAGTCCAAACAGGAATGTGCGAAGGGCCAGAGTGGGAAAAAACCGGATCTGATATCTCGGGTTTCCGAGATTTAATTTGATACTCTTTGACAGCACCAATATAATTGCCAGAAGCAGCCTGAGCATGTCCACGAATGGATAAGCCTTCAGCAACTTCATTCAACAATAATTCGGTGTATCCGAGCATTTCAAGATAAGAATCGCGTGTATATAATTGATTGTTCATATTATATTTTTTAAAGCCTACCTCCTTCCGATGAATATGAGAACCATTGAGGTCAGGGGGGAAAAAACTAAACCCTCCAATGTTCGATGTAGATTGGCTATATATAGGTGTATCAAAACAATTTTCGAGTCCAAGAACTATATTGGCCGCAGAGCACCGCCCATCTCGTATATCCATTAACTTAGCAATATCCGTTTCATTTGATAGTTGATCATAGTAATTAGTTAGTAACCAACGTGAATAATTTTTCAAAAAAGTTTGAACAACCTTCTCCTCATCAGACTGCCCAAGGGCTGTAAGATCAAAGAAAGTAGTCAAAGAAGCTGCTATAATATCAGGTGATTTACTTTTAAGCATTTGAGTTATAGAAGTAGTTAACTTCTCCAATCGAGGTTTAGGAACCCAAGCTCCATAAGACGAATTCCATTGTGCAGTAGAGCCCAAAAATTCCAACCCCTCGAGAGAGGTGGAAATTTTAAAAGCTTTCTCCTTAACTGTAAGGCGAAGGAGAGCATAGGTTTCGCGTACAAATATTTCAAATTCCTTTTGGTCGAAACCATTAGGAAACCAAAATGTTTTATTTAGTGTACCAAGGATATCGTCACCATATAAAGATTTAACCACATTGCGTAGTATTTCTTGATAAGTGAGAATTCTCCCATATTGCTTAATTCCAAGTCGAAGATAAAGGTAAAAACAAATTCGTGTGTGTGACCAACAGTTGTCTACAGTGGTATTATTACTACCACTACAGTTGCCATCAAGGCGTTGAAACATAGTTCCATCATTAAGACAACATGAAGGTTGAGTAGTATTTTTAACTACCCATTTATAGTGGACCTGGATGGTCTCTTGTAAAGTGCATAACTCATATTGAGCTGTTCCAGGTTCAAAATCTGTTTTTTTTACCATAAATTCTTGTCCAGGGAAAAGAAAGTAAGTCCTATCATCATATACCTCCATAAGGCAAACATCTCTATCATAACCAGAAACATCTATTGTAAAATGGATCGGGTCATCAAATGCAAGTTCATGAGATAAACAAAGACGATTAAAACCACCAAATTGTTTAATAAAACCGTAGCGTGGCCAATGAGTTCGAAAACTATGGGCATACTTTTTCATTCGGTGATTTTGTTCATCGAAATAAAATTTTTGGTGGAAGAGGAACGGAAGTTCCGGATTAAAAATCGTTCTAAGTTTTTCATCAATCATTACTTCATCGTAGGGAAGATATTCTTCCTTTGGAAATATAGACCATAAAGGGGTATGACACCGTTGAACTTCTTCGGAAAAAATCGGAGAAGCTAATAATTCAGCTTTTGATTTAAACCCCATTGAGGAATAGGGTTTGCCAACAGAAGAAGACATATTAATGTCATAAATCATAGAAAAATTATTATTATGTTGATAATCAAACATACGACGAGTATATTCACCAGCAATTTCCCAAGCTAAATCAGTAGGACGTGGAAGCCGAGGCTTATCACATTTCTGTATAGATTTAATATAACGTTCTTGCGAATGAATCGCGGGACGACAACCTACCAATTTTTCAATTGAGGTATCCCCAGTTTCCTGGGCATAAGCCTGATAGATAGGGTCTATTATTGGTGAATCATTATTCTTGAATTTACCACTTATTAAGGTGGGACATGTTCCAAGATTTTTCATATGTTTGAATGTA